GATTCTATGGAGAATCTTCGGCCTAGAGCAGAAACTTCAAGTCCATACCGCCCACAAACTAACCACCTCAGCTGAAATCTTCTACAAAATCTTAAATATCATTTCAGAGCATCCCGAGCTAGAAGCGCAAGTATCAAAGAAGCTCGAAGCCCGAGGATTTCAAGAATTACAATTCACCGGCGGTCGCCGATATCTAGTAAGAGCTTCAAACAGCGCTACCCGAGGAATTGCCGCACCGGATACGATATGGCTGGACGAAGCCCGGGAGTATCACGACGAAGGAGTTTGGTCATCCCTTCGATATACGCAGATGTCATCCCCTAACCCCCAAGCCTTCCTACTATCTAACGCCGGAGATCAGCACTCAATCGTTCTAAACAAAATGCGAGAGACGGCTCTTGCTTCGATTCTTACAGATGACCTAAGTTTAGGCTGGTGGGAGTGGTCAGCACCGCCGGAGATTAAATTCGATGGCTCAGCGACATTTTGGGAAGGTGTCGCTCAAGCTAACCCATCACTCGGCCATACGATCCATCCGGACAATATTCGAGCGGTCTTAAATGATCCTGAAGATATCGTCCGGACGGAAGTCCTGTGTCAATGGGTTTCAACGATCAACCCAGTCATTCATCCGTCTCAATGGGCAGCTTGCGCGGTCGAGGGTCTGCGCTTGAATGAGTCCGCTGATACTTGGCTGGCGGTTGATCTTTCACCTGATAGACGACAAGCTGCGCTAGTAGCGAGTCAGCGAATCGATAAAGACCGATTCCAAGTTCAATTGCTTCAGACTTGGACTAATCCGGGATTTCTTAGCGATAAATTAATCGCGAATGACATCGCGGACTGGTATCGACGCTTCTCGGTCTTGAAAATCGCTTACTCGGCGCGAACTGCCGGCGCAGTTGCCGCTCGGTTAATACCGGCTGGCTTCCCACTTGAAGCAATAGACGGCCAGCCCTACGCGACAAGCTGCGACGAATTCCTAAGCGCTATTTCTAGCGGCCGGCTTGCTCACTCGAACCAAGAAGAATTAACAGCTCATTGCTTGTCAGCGGTTAGGGTTAATTTCGGAGATGGTGGATGGATTATGGGGCGCAAAGTCAGCGCGGCGGTTATTACGGGAGCAGTCGCCGCCGCAATGGCTTCCCACTACGCCACACAATCAGATGAGGGCATAGATATCGCTATCGCGTAGCACATACCCGCTACACTTAAGCGGTAATGGGTGCGATTAGAGATTTCTTCTTTCCTGCGACTACGCCTCAAAAGGTTTCCGATGTCGCTGCGTCATTAACTCCGGTTCAGATTTCCGATTCTGTTTATCAGATACTCGGTGGGCCAACTAATACAACTCGCGAACTAGCAATGAGTGTCCCAGCTGTTGCTCGCGCTCGAAATATTATCTGTGGCACTATCGGTTCACTTCCTCTCACAACTTTCAATCGCATCAGCGGCGAGTATGTCGATCCTGCTCGCGTAATAAATCAGCCCGACCCTAGAGTGGCGGGCTTTACTATTTACACTTGGCTTGCCGAAGATATCTGGCTATATGGCGCGGGTTATGGTCAAGTTTTGGAAATGTATTCAGCAACAGATGGCGGACGAGTAAGAGCTTGGACTCGCGTTTCACCTTCTCGCGTCACAGTTGATACAGATTTCTTAAATACAACAATCACCGGATATAAAGTCGATGGAAAAGCTGTTCCTCAAACTGGTGTCGGTTCATTGATTCGTTTTGATGGCCCGGATGAAGGATTCTTACACCGAGCCGGTAAGACTGTTAATGCTGCTGTCTATTTAGAGAACGCAGCGCTTAACTATGCTAAAGAGCCAGCACCATCAATGATTCTTAAGAGCACCGGAACTAATCTTCCTGCCGAGCGTATTCAATCACTTCTTAGCGCTTGGAAAAACGCTAGACAAAATCGTTCAACGGCTTTTTTAAATGCTGATGTAGATCTAAAAGAATTCGGTTATGACCCAAAGACTTTACAGCTTACCGAAGCGCGTCAATATGTAGCGCTGGAGCTGGCTAGAGCTTGCGGAATCCCTGCTTACTTCTTGAGCGCCGAAACTACTTCAATGACCTATTCGAACTCTGTGAATGAGCGGCGCTCACTCGTTGATTTCTCACTTCGTCCAATACTTAAGGCGATTGAGGAAAGGCTTTCACTTCCGGATTTCCTACCGAATCCGGTTATGTGTCGCTTTGATTTAGACGACTTCTTGAGAGGCAATCCATTAGAGCGCGCTCAAGTCTATGAAATCTTGAACCGCATCGGCGCGATGAGCGTAGAGCAGATTCAGAGAGAGGAAGATCTAATCCCTAATGAAAATTAATCTACCTATGGCGATTACCGCTGCCGATTCAATCAAGCGGACAATCACCGGGAAAATTGTGACTTGGAATGAGGAAGGAAACACCTCAGTCGGTCGAACAGTATTCGCAGCCGAGTCAATCAATGTAAAGCCGGTCAAATTGCTTCTTGAGCACGACCGCACCCGTCCAATCGGCAAAATGATTTCCCACTCAGCTACCAAAGACGGCATTGAAGCAACCTTCAAAATTGCTAACACTATGTCCGGAGAAGATGCTTTAATCGAAGCAACTGAAGGACTACGCGATGGCTTCTCAGTCGGCGCAATGATTAACGAGTGGTCAAACGATAACGGAGTAATGAGAATTACCAGCGCTTCACTTGAGGAAGTTTCCTTAGTGACAGATCCAGCAATAGATTCGGCTCGCGTCAGCGAAGTCGCAGCTTCAGAGAACGAAGCACCCAAAGAAGATTCTGAGCCAGCAACCGCTGAGCCAGATAAACCAACCGAAGGAGAACAAGTGTCAGACACTACCGCTCCTGCTCCTGCCGTAGAAGAAGCGGTAGAAGCAGCTAAAGTAGAAGCTGCGGCTCCAAAGCCAGCGTTCTACACCGCGCCTCGTTATGAATTTACGAAGGCAAAATACCTAGAAGCATCCGTCCGCGCTAAGGTGCTCGGCGATGAAGTTTCGCGTCAATATGTTCAAGCTGCTGACGACACAACTTCAAACAATGCTGGTCTTATCCCAACCCGCCAGCTAACTGAAGTAATCAACCCACTTTCAAACGCTGTAAGACCGGCACTAGATTCGATAACGACTGGTGTCTTGCCTGATGCTGGAATGAGCTTCGAGATTCCTAAGATCACAGCTGTTCCAACTGTTGAGGATGAGAACGAAGGCGACGCAATTGTCGAAACCGGAATGACAAACTCATTCGTCACAGTCAATGTTAATAAGTATGCTGGCGGTCAGACTTTCAGCGTAGAGCTTTTGGATCGTTCATCTCCACTATTCTTTGACATTCTTGTTGAGGAAATGGAGAAGGCTTACCTCAAGGCGACCGAAGTAGCGATTATCGCTGGTCTTGTTGCTGGTGGAACAGATGGCGGAAACCGCACTCTTGACGCTGACGGCGTAAATGCTTTCGTAGCAGATGGCGCAGTTTCAATCTATGGCGCAACTCTCGCCACACCTTCCAATATTCTCGTCACTCCGGCACAATGGGGTAACTTGATGAAGATTGACGACAATGGTCGTCCAATCTATAACAGCTTGATCGGCAACTCCAACCAAGCTGGAAATCTCAATGCTACTTCCGTCACCGGAAACCTACTCGGACTAAATCTCCGCGTAAGCACAAACCTCGCAACTGCTGACACCGATGGAGATAACTCTCTCATCATCATCAACCCAGCTTCCTATACTTGGTATGAGTCAAGCCGCTTCCGCCTACAAACCAATGTAGCTCTTAACGGACAGATCGAAGTGGCCTACTATGGCTACGGCGCTTTGGCTACAAAGGTCGGCGCTGGCGCTTACCGCTGGATGATCGCGTAGTAAATAGTTAAATAGTCACGGCCGATCCGCTCCCGAGTCGGCCGCTGACCCCTTAGATGAAAGGATTATGAGATGCCCACAATAGTCACAGCTTCCGAGCTTCGTTCTATTTTGGGTGTCTCATCTTCCCTGTATAACGATTCTTATCTAAATGACCTAATAGACACAGCCGAAAATGTAGTGCTGCCGTTGCTTGTTAAATACGCAGCGCCTATCGGTAAAGCGGAACTGAGCGACAATGTGGCCACTTTTACCACAGTTGGCGAACACAAATTTTCAGTAGATCAATCAGTAGTCATTGCTGGTATCTCAGCGACTTTCAATGGGACTAGGACTATCACAGATGTCTCAGACGACTCAACAGAATTCACAGCCGCCATCACAGCTTCAGATGTTAAAGAATTTAATGTCATTCCTTCCGGATCAGCAACTCTCAGCGGCGCTGCGACTTATGTCGGAAACCCCAATGTCGAGTCAGCCGTTCTTGCTGTTGCCGTCGAAGTTTTCCAAGCAAGAACAGCCGCCGGTGGCAATATAGAGGGAGTGGATTTCGCGGTGACCCCTTTCCGCCTCGGACGCTCCCTCTTTAACCGAGTATCTGGACTTCTCGGTTCTTATCTCGATGTTGAATCAATGGTGGGCTAATGCCCAGCACTATTCAAGATGATGTCAGAGGCGCAATCAAAACAGCCTTAGCCGGTGTTACCGCTAATGTTTATGATTCCGTCCCTGAAGCTCCAATTCCGCCAGCCGTTGTTATAGTCCCTGATTCTCCTTATATGGAAATCGAGTTAATCGGCAGAGCATCGACTCGAGTCAAACTTAATTACACAGTCACGGCTTGCGTCGCATATTTAAGCAATGCCGCTAGTTTAGACAATTTAGAAAAACTAGTTATTAGTATTCTTGGCGCTTTATCAGCGTCCAAGTATGAGTTATCGACAGTCGATAGACCAGCGGTGACTCAAGTCGCAAACGGGAATCTTCTCGTATGCGATATTCGCTTGAGCGTCCGCTACGAGCAAACTTCTTAAGGAGAAATAATGGCAACGACAGTAATTACGGGTCGCGATGTCACTTTCACACTTGACGCGGCTACCTATGACGCACAAGTGACAAGTGCCGTTCTTTCCTGCGACACCATCATCGAGACCTATCAGACTCTCGATGGACGCGCTTACAAGTCTGTTGATAAGCAATGGACTTTCACCATCGAACTACTCCAAGATTGGGGAGCTACTGGCTCACTATTCGAGGCAATGTGGGGAGATGCTGAATCAGCACCTAATACCACACTCGCGGTCAGCTTCACAGCTGTCTCCGGCGCGGTATTTGCGTTTGATGTTCTTCCAATCTTTCCATCGGCCGGTGGAGCTGCTCCCGGAGCGCTTACCGATACTTGGACGATGACTGTGGTAGGAACACCTACAGAGACCTTCAGCTAAGAGATCAGGAGCATCGGGAGATGAAATTACCAATCACAATTACATATAACTCAGGCGACTTGGCTACATTCACAGCCCAGCCGCCTGAGTGGGCAAAATGGGAAAAGACAACCGGAAAGACTGTCAGCCAAGCGGCCGAAGCCATAGGAATCTGGGATCTTCTATTCCTCGCCTATAACGCGATGAAAAGAGAATCAGCCGGAAAACCTGTTAAGGCTTTTGAAGTTTGGATGGAAACAGTCGCAGATGTTCAAGCCGGTGACGCAGACCCAAAAGCCACAAGTCCGGAAGCATAAGCCGCCTACTCGTAGAGCTGGCGATAGCAACCGGAATCCCGGTTCAATACTGGGACGATGCGGATGACATAGTGACGGCCTTAGAGATATTGGAGAAACGCAATGGCGGAACTTGATGCTCAACAACGCGTCTTTCAATATGACAAAGGTGAATTAAGAAAAATTGCCAGCGTCATTCGTAAAATGGGCGACGAAGCAAAACAACAAGCTAGAGAGATTACCGGTGATCTTGTCGATTACGCCACCGATCAAATAAAACAAGCGGCCGGGAATTCACCAAGACCAAAACAAGCTCGAAGAATTGCCGAAGGTGTCCGGATTTCAAAATCAAGTGTCGTCGGCGAATTTGGATTGGGATTTGCTGGTCAGAAATTTTCTGGTGGAGCAACAACTCAATTAAATGAAGGAAAAGGAACCGGAGTTGGCATATTAGCGGGTGTTGAATTCGGATCTAAATTCTTGCCTAATTTTCCAGCGAGAACGCCTAAATTTGGGATAAGAGGATCTGAAGGTTATTTTATTTGGCCGACGCTGCGACGAATACAACCCAACATTATTAAAAAATGGGAAGATTCATTTTCCGTTATTGTCAAAGAGTGGGATAAATAATGGCCGGAAGCCGCACACTTAAACTATCAATTCTTGCTGATATTGATAATCTAAAAAAGAATCTAAATTCAGCCGATAAAGAAATTCAGGGGTTCGGCGGTAAATTAGCGGACTTCGGTAAAAAAGCAGCAATCGCTTTAGCCGCTGTCGGTGCTGCTGCCGGTGCGATGGCCATCAAAATCGGCAAAGAAGCAATCGCAGCCGCTTCGGATCTAGCCGAGACCACTTCAAAAGTAAATGTTATCTTTGGCGAAACTTCCAAGAGTATCGAGGAATTCGGCGCTAAGGCTGCTCAGTCGTTAGGCCAGACTCGAACCCAAGCGATGAACGCTGCGGCGACTTTCGGTATCTTCGGAAAGTCTGCCGGACTAGCTGGAGACGAATTAGGCGAATTCTCGACTGAATTCGTCCAGTTAGCATCAGACCTAGCATCATTTAATAACACCTCGGTCGATCAAGCAATCACAGCTCTAGGCGCTGCTCTACGAGGCGAATCCGAACCTATCCGCGCTTATGGTGTTCTGCTCAATGACGCAACACTTAAAGCCAAAGCTCTTGAGATGGGCATTTATGCCGGGACGGGGACTCTCTCAGCCCAGCAAAAGGTTCTAGCAGCTCATAAGGTAATCCTCGAACAAACTCGGGACGCTCAAGGCGATTTCGCTAGAACTGCCGATGGGATGGCTAACAGTCAGAGAATCCTTAGCGCTCGACTTGAAGAAGCAAAGATAGTCCTCGGCACAGCTTTACTCCCAATCGCCTTACAAGTCGTCAATCTATTTAATGATCGATTCCTGCCAGTAATTGAAAGGGTCGCGGCATCCTTCGGCGGTGGCGAGGGACTTATTGCCAAGATTAAATCATTCGTTGAAACAGTCCGCAACGCACTTAATCCAATTGTCTTGGCACTTCAAAATTCATTCGATAAAGTTTCAGAATCACTTTCAACTAACCGAGGCAACTTCCAAAGTTTCTTAGATTTAATTAAAACGCTGTATTCATTCTTCGTCACTTACTTTGTGCCGATTCTTAAAAGCCAAGTAGTTGCGGCAATTCAAGGAATCGGAACAGCTTTTAGTTTAACTTTCAAAGTCATATTGCCAATTATTGGATTCATTTCCGACGCGATTAAAGAACTTCTTAAACTTGTAGATTTTGTAATTCAGCGCATCAATTTTTTGATTAGTGCTAGAAATAAATTAAGCCCATTTAAAGACATACCACTTATTACTACTACCACAGCAGCACCTATCGCACCTAATATTCAGCTTCCTTTTGGCGGTGGAACTATTGGGGGCGGAGCTACCGGTGGGACAACAGTAATCCCAACTATTCCGGGAATCGGTGGGGCTACTGGCGGAGCGGCTGGAACTTCGTCAGCTGCCGGGACAGTTGCGAAGGCAGTCGAGACAGCTGCCAACGCTGCCAAGAAGGTGGTTGAGGAAATTGTCGATCTCCGTCCGTCACTTATTACTGTTGCTGATGTTGTTGCTCGCGAGCGCGGAGATATCATCAACTACGGCGTAAGCGCCGCACCCGGCGCTTTCAATGTTGCTGCTGCGAGAATGGGCGAAGCTGGAATCACTATCAATGTCAATGCTCCAAGTGTTATCGATCAAGAAGGATTCAGCCGCGCTATGGTTGATGCTCTGAATGTAGCTACAAACCGAGGCACAGGTGGCGGCGGTGGGATTAGGACTCAGGCGCAGGTTCTATGACCCTTTGGAATCCGACTTGGCGGGTAAAAGCCAACGGCACAGATATCACTAATATCACCCTGACTAGCCTAAATATTACGAGCGGTCGAACTGATTTCAATTCCAGAACACTTCCGGGCTATTGCCAGTTGTCAGCCATCAATACCGATAACACAGTCTATAACTGGACAGTTAATACAGCCATCACAATCGAAGTCCAAGACAGCGCTGGATCTTATGTCGCTATCTTTGGCGGTCGAATCTCCGACCTAGCAATCGAAGTCCAAACGGCCGGAAATACAGCAACAGTAACCCGAATAAATATCACAGCGGTCGGAGCTCTTGCCAAACTTCAACGAGCTCTATTCGATGGAAACCTAATCGAAGATTTAGACGGCGGTCAGATTGAGCAACTACTAGAAGAATTATTAACCGAGTCTTGGAATGAAGTTAGCCCATCACTTTTATGGAGCAATTATGAAGCGACGACTACTTGGGCTAATGCTGGCAATGTAGGGCTTGGCGAAATTGATGCCGGGGAATATACAATGGTCAGCCGACAGATTACCGATGCCATTATCGCGCCTATTGCTCAACAGATAGCTTCAAGTGCTGGTGGCTATTTATACGAGGACGCATCCGGTCGCATCTCTTATGCTGATGCCAGCCATCGACAAGACTACCTAGAGACTTACGGATATGTTGAATTAGACGGCGGTGATGCTTTAGGGGCTGGCGTTTCAGCTGTGACCCGACAAGGCAACCTAGTCAATAAGCTCATAGTCGATTATGGCAACAATTTTAATAATACTTACACAGCCGAGGACACAGCCAGCCAAGCGACTTATGGCCTTTACACCGAGCAATTCAACTCTTATCTAAAGAACGCCAACGATGTCGAGCTGTTTGCCGATAAGGTGATAGGCCTTCGGGCTTATCCCTACGCCGAATTTCAGTCAATCACCTTCCCGCTTCAATCCCCTGAAATTGACAATACGGAGCGAGACGCGCTCCTTAATATCTCGATGGGTTTGCCGGTGGCGATCAGCAACTTGCCAGCAAATATCTCCGGCGGGACATTTTTAGGCTTCGTAGAGGGCTGGAGCTTTAGGGCATCAGTCGGCGGCCTATTCCTCACCTTAAGACTTAGCCCGACCGAATTCAACACATTCACAGAGGCTTGGGAAGATGTAGCGCCTTCCGAGCTTTGGAACACCCTATCCGCTACACTTACTTGGCAAAACGCGACAGGAGTAATCAGTTAATGGCCACTACGACGAATTATAGCTGGACTACGCCGGATGACACCGACTTAGTTAAAGACGGCGCATCGGCGATCAGATCGCTTGGGACGGCGATTGATAGCACAGTTTTTACTAATGCCGGAAACGCGCTTCAAAAATCAACAATAGACGCGAAAGGTGATTTATTAGTCGGAACGGCTGATAATACTGTCGGTCGGTTAGCAGTCGGCACAAATGGATACACACTCGTAGCGGATAGTGCCGAAACTACGGGCTTGAAATGGGCTGCTGCGGCTGGTGGCGGTAAAGTTTTACAAGTCGTTTCAGCAACAACGACGACCGACACTACAATCGCAACGACAACAATGACGGACACGACAATAACGGCAACAATTACGCCTACAGCGGTAACTTCTAAAATTTTAGTTTTAGTTGATGGAACTCACTTGTTTAAGAGAACTGGCTCTTCACAAGCAGTCGCAGCTGATTTGCTAAGAGGCGCGACAGTTATCGGCGATTTTTTTACAGAAGGCGGCGGACGATTAGAAGTCACGGGCGGAACTTATATCGAAGTCGTTAAGCAATTTTCTTTTAACTTTTTAGATAGTCCAAATACAACTTCGGCTACAACTTACAAGCTACAAGCAAATATAAGCACAACTTCGGGCAGCGGTTCAAGTCGCTGGCAATATGAGGGTTCGCCTTCGACTATTACTTTATTAGAGATAGGTGCGTAATGAATCCAAATGATCTCGTTAAAGCAATTCGTTTATTAAAGCCTAATTCAGAATTTTCTTTTCAGGGAACGGATTACTCCACTATTAAGTGGGATGTTATAGATGGCGATGAACCAACTTGGGCAGAAATACAGGCCGCCCATCAACAAATAAAATCAGCTGAAGAAGCCGAAGCTGAAGAAGCCAAAATTAAACGCGAAGCTTTGCTTGCCCGTTTAGGCATTACTGAAGAAGAAGCTAAACTACTACTAGGCTAATGGCTAAACTTTGTAAAGCCGGGCAACAATTACGCGAGCAAATAGACGATGAATTTCCTAGCCGCGATCGTAAAAGTGATGGCTGGATTGCTGATGCTCGCCACCTTGCTAATAGCTCTAATTCTGATCATATCCCCCGCGATGGCGTAGTCCGGGCAATAGATATCGATGCCAACCTTAACGACCATCCCGAAGCAACTTACGCGCTTGTGGAGCAGATTAGAAAATGCGCCAAGCGAGGCGATAAACGAATCAAATACATTATTTACGATGGACAGATTATGTCCTCAATTCTTAACTGGAAACGCAGAAAATATAAAGGGGCAAACCCACACCGCTCGCATTTTCATATCAGCTTTACGACCTTAGGTGATGAAGATAATCGATGGTTCGACCTGACAGGAGAGAGACACAATGCTAAACGATCTAAAAAAGGCAGCCGAAAGCTGGGCAAAAGCATTTCTAGCAGCAGCTCTAGCGACCTACCTAGCGGTGGGCTGGGATGTAAGTGCGATTGTAAATGCCGCAATAGCATCAGTCTTGCCTAGCGTTATCAACTGGCTTAACCCAAATTACGAGCGCTACGGCAAAGTCAAATAAATGGATGCCAATTCAATCGCGGCGTTTATCGCGTCCGTCCTCGGTTCTATTGGCTTACTTATTGCCGGACTTCGATACATAATTAAACTTGAGAACCTTCCGCTAATTTCCAGACTTGATAAGTTAGAATCGACTCTTGAACTCGCACTAGCGCAAAAGGTGGCAAAGAGTGGCAACTCGAAAACGCGTCGCTAAGAAGAAGCCGGTCAAGCGCCGGGTTCGACCTAAAGAGCCGCCTACCAAACTTGATTACTGGGCTATTGCTTGCCAAGAGATTTACAAGTCCTGCCGTAATGCGGGGATGGACGAAGGCACAGCTCTAGCCTTTGCTATGGATCGCAGCTCTTGGCCGGACTGGGTTCTCGATCCTTCCGACCCGCTCAAGAAGATTGGGTGGGAAGATGGAGAGGAAGATAACTGACCTACTTTAGGGAAGTCGAACTCTTCGAGGCGCTAAAGGCCGAATACCCGGACTTAACGCCTCTCTCAGCGACCGACCGGGCAGACGGCATCACCCACAATGCCTACCTAGAGCTCAAGTGCCGTAGGACTCATTACGATACTTTAATGATTGAGCGCCATAAGTGGGATTACTTGGCCGATATAAGGGCTAGAACGGGCGCTAGAACGCTTTATATCAGCGCAACGCCTAAAGGTATCTACGAGTGGGATTTAGGGGCTATAAACGAGCCT